AACACATTATTGAGCAATCTGGTGTTTGATGAATCCAGTATTCAGGAAAATTCACATGCAAGCGAATTCTATATCAAACATCTGATGAATGGATATCATGTATTTGATATTGATCGTGCAGCATGGTTGAATACATTATTTCAGTATGATATAGGAATAGAAAACGCATTGCGGATTACTGATTATCTCTGGAATATGGATGATGAAATTGAAGTTTTAGAATTAACTTATAAAGATAAAGAGTTGATTGAAAAGGCCAATACAGAAATGAAACTGGATCTTGACTTCAGTAACTGGAGAACAGATGATCCTGCTACATATCACTACTATAATGAGAAGGGAGAAGAGATTGCATGAAATGGAACAGAAATAAGCGAAAGAGAAGACCCCATAGAATACACAGTGAACAGTATATGGAAGAAATGCAGAGACAGCTGTGGACATTAAAAAGCGAAAGTAAAACAGATGAAGAAAAAGAAATGCTTAATAAAGCACACTATATTAGTATGCATCCATAATGTGAAAGGAGAGGGCATATGACATTAAATAAATTAAAAGATATTCTTTATTCTACAAGAGATAATATTCTTCATTGCATTATATATGATGCAGTGACTTTTAAGGATGTTGAAAAAGGATGTAGTATAGAGTACGCAATAAAGGAATATGGTAATAATGAAATTGCACGAATCACTATTGATCATGATTATTTAGTTATTGGAATTAAGATATAATTAATTATTAAACAGTAAATAAATAAATTACAATACAATAACAATCAAAGAAAAGGAGATAAGATTATGGCAGCTAATTTCGAAACTGGTTTCAGTGGTAATGGCATTCTTCCGTGGCACGGTCTTGGTCAGGTTATTGAAGGAACTCTTTCCAGTAATGAAGCTATTCAGGCAGCAGGACTTGATTGGATTGTAAAGCCTATGCCTATTTATGATCATCTTGGAAGAGAAATCTCTGGCTTTAAGGTAAACACTCGTATGTCTGATAATAAACTTCTGGGAGTAGTTACCGATAAGTACAAGGTAGTACAGAATGCAGAAGCATTCGCATTCACTGACGCACTTCTTGGTGCAGGTGTACAGTATGAAACGGCAGGTTCTCTGGCAAATGGTAAGCGTGTATGGATGCTTGCCAGAATGGAAAATACTATGCTTGCTGAAGAGAATATCGATCCTTATCTGGTATTTACTAATGCACATGACGGTAAAGGTGCAGTGAGAGTTGCAATTACGCCTGTTCGTGTGGTGTGTCAGAATACTCTTAACCTGGCACTTCGTGATGCTTCTCGTCATTGGTCCTGCGTACACAAGGGAGATATCCAAAGTAAACTGGATGAAGCCAGATACACCCTTGCAAGTGCTGAGAGATACATGAAAGCACTGGAAGAGGAATTCGGTGAACTGAAATTGAAAACACTCTCTGATAATAAAGTAGAACAGATGACAGATAAGCTGTTAGAACTGGAATTCAATGATATCTACAACAAGGCAATCAAGAAGGGAAGTTCAGCAGTTATTCAGTTGAAAGAAGAATTGAAGAGACAGAAATACGAAGATAAGTTGAATAAAAAACGTGCTGAGATCCTTACTATCTATCATGAAAAACCTGATCTGGTAGGTACAGAAAAGAGTGCATTCCGTTTTGTAAATGCAGTAAGCGATTATGCTACTCATACTACGGATCATAAGCAGACTAAAAACTATCAGGAAAACCTGTTCATGAAAACGATTGATGGTAATAACCTGATTGATACTGCTTATACACTTGCACTTGCTGTTTAATGAAAGGAAGAAGAGATATGAAAAAAGAACTCAAAGAAATGTTAAAAAACGAATATGTTTTGGATTATGGTTTTCTTCGTGAGGGGAAAAGATCAAAAAATGGAAAGAAAGTAAGAATTTCTGGAATTCATTGGGTAGAAGTAGATGGAATAAATATTTGTGATTTACCTGATGAAAGGCTTGATGAAGCATTACATGCAAAAAGAAACATTAATCTTAGCGCAATGTATAATTGGGCAAAACTTGAATTAAATGCGGAGGAACAGAAACAGATTGCAAAAATTCTGTACAAAGCATTAGAAAGAAAACCAAATCTTAAAGAATATAGTAGGATCGAAGATGAAGAATATAATATTCTGTGGAAAGACTAATGCTTAAACATATACCGACCCAGAGCGGTATATCTCTGGGAATTCTCTTTAAGAAAGGAAGAATATAGATGAGATTATATGATGGAAAGAAAGTAGTAAATATTGAAATGTGTGTATGGAATGGAAATGGTTATGATCCTGACTGGAGCGAGGATTTCTTCGAAGCAGGATGCTTAGTATATAATGAGATGGTAAATGTCTATTATGTATTTGATGTAAATTATTGTATTGATGCAGCCAATGAATGGGCTGATGAAGATGACAATAATTATGTATTCGTTGAGGAGGAAGAACTGTGGGTATCATGATTGATCGAATGGAAAAGAAGTATGGAATCGTAATTCGAGATGATACTTTTTGGAGTCCATTAAAAAGAAAGTATATTAAATGTTATAGGATCTATACTGCAGACGGTTGTCCTTGGGAAAATGGATTAACTTATAGAGGGCTTCAAACGGAATGTAAAAATTATGGTGATACATTTAAAGAAATTAAAAGAAAGGTGGAAGGAAAATGACTTTGGTATGTATTTATGCAGATACTACACAGGGTTTGTTTACGGAAGAGGAATGCGAACTTGATAATCTGGTATATGTGTGGTTTCCAAGTGAAATCGTAAGAGCATTTTACGAAGAGATGGTTGATCACAACGGTACATTCGAAGAATGGTATAACGAAGAATATACCGCTGATGATACCTGTGAATTATATGACTACGCAAAGCGAAATGGATTTTATGCCAGTCGTGATGGAAGTTGCTCAGTGTTTGGGAGATATTAAGGAGAATGAATATGGAATTTTATTGGGATCTGACAGAAGAGAATTTTAATTCTTTACAAAAGAATTTTGTTCAGAATTTTATTGGTTGTGTAAGAGTTGGTGATTTATGTTTTGACATTGTAGAAAGGAGTCCTGATGATTGGGAAAAAGATGGATGCTTCTTAACGGCTGATTTGTATGTTGGTGGTGTTGATAGTGGATATGGTTATTCAAGTATAGATGATTGGTATCCATATGACGAACGAGATGGTTATTGTTTTGATAAAAAAGTATATTCCATGACATATGAAGAGTTCAAAGAATATGCAGAGAAAACATTAAGTGAATTTATTGATTACTGTAATGATGAAGAAGTAAAAGCGAAAGCAAAAATGCCGTTGCATATTTGGTGAAGAAATAAATTAAAATAAGGAGACATATATGATTACAATTAAAGCTACGAACATTATGACTAAAACCACTTTTGTTGATGTGCTGCCACTGAATAATCCCATGCATGCTGTGAAATATATGAAGCAGCAGATAGCGAAAATAAAACGGAACGATGATAACGATAATTGGAATGAGAAATTTTGGAGGATGTGGGTGAAATGATATATAGAATAAGAAATGGATCTTTGTGGGATATAGTTTATTATGCAAAAAGATTGGCTAATATTGATTCTGTTACAAATAATACAGGATATTATTTGTTAGCAGGTTATAATGAAGGTATTGTAGAAATATGTGTAGATATTAGTAAAAGTATAAATAATGAAACAGGTAACTATTATTATTTAATACATATTGTGTGTGGAGAATTATTTGATACTTACTGGAGTGATTGGGAATATACAGAGACAGATGATCCTGAAGTATTATTTAATAAATTAAAAGAAATCAGAGATAATCTTACAGAAGAAGATTTTAAAAAAAGGAAAAAGTATGATTAAATGGAAACGAATAGAAGCAGGAGAGTATATCAGCAATGATGAACGGTTTGTAATATATAAAACTTGGAACCGTGTGTATGGTGATCATTGGGTCTTGAGGGATAAGAATGAATCAGATTATTATCATGGCATATATCTCGAGCAGACACTTTTTGAATGCAAGTTAAAAGCAGAAGTTATTTTATCTGCTGAATAAATTAGCACATATAAATAATCTTGGAGGAAAAACATATGACAAGAATTACTTTTTCTGAACTGAGATCTTTCTTTCTTAATCTTAACGATGTTTGCCCCAAGGCAAAAGCAACTGCAATTATTGTATATAAGCAGGAGAATTTTAAAAAGGAATATACTACTGAGCAGTTGAGTTATAGAGTAAGTAATAATAATAGAATGTTTCAATATCATGCATTTAGTAACTCTCTGTTCGGAGATTGTTTGGATGGAATTGATCTGGGCGTGAGACTTGATCTGTATAATTGGAAGGTAGATTACTGTTATATTGAGAAGGTTGAATTGGAAGGAAAGTAAAACTATGAATTATGTTTATCATTCTAGATCACCGACTATATGTTAAATTCAAGGGTTTGACACTAAGGTAAATTACAATTATAATGAAAATGAAAGAAGGTTGATGCAAATGAAACGTAAGAATTTGTACAAGATCTCAAGGTTCGTAGGAATTGACTGTGGTACGATCATCCCGCTGCCCAGAGTAAGTAGACAGAGAGAAAAGGGACATATTAAGGATATCTGGTGTCCAATGTGCGGTAAAACTCATGGGTTTAGAGAGTACAAACAGAATGAATTTTACATGAATATGTGCGGGGAAATGGTTGAGAACGTAAAGAATATGAAGAATGCAGGGTGATGTGAATGTTAGGATTGCTATTCTTTGTTTTTATAATTGCGACATTACTAGCACAAAAAACAATAGAATCTGATTATAACAGAGAAAGTAAAAAGAAGGCTATTGAAAAGGGCAAAAGTACATATGGTGATTATAACGGCAGAGATCGATATGTTAAAACAAATGAGATCATTCATATTGAGAAATTCGGTCCTGCTCAAGTAATTAGATCAACAGATAGAAAAACAATATTGGAAGATAAAGGGGATGAAGTATTAGATGAATGGAATAAAGGAGTTAATCAATATAAGAAAGCAAAAGGACATTATGGATACGTATATCAGTATATTGGAAGTATAGCGGTAAATAGGAGAATCTTTCCTATAGATAATAAAACCAATAGACCATATATATTGTATAGTAGTGATTTCTTGTTTTTATTACTATCATCCGATGTAAAATGGAGACCTGATTTTGTTATTAAATGTTATTTCAAGAATGACAGAGTTCCAGATAGTATTCATAATCAACATGGTAAATATATAGATGTAGGAATAAGAGCATTGATAGAGGAATTTGATAATATAGAAAAGTCTACAATGCAAATATTAACAAAAGAAGAAGCGAAAGATTATTTGATTGGAAATATGAGATATAAAGATGATAGATTGGAGGATCTATAAATGACTGGTATGGAAGAATATAAAAATGATTTAAATAATAAAATTAATTCTTTTGTTGTAAAGTGCCCTCAACTTAAAGGGTTTTGTACTTATTTAAAATTAAATAAAACATTGCGTACAGTGCAGGAATATGTAAAAATAGCGAAAAGATTTTTAGAATATACAGGAAAAGAACCTAAAGATTTATCTATGGAAGATTTTATTGAATATATTGGTCTTGATAATGAATCTTTAACAAGCGGTTATATAAGCAGTAGATATAGCGCCATAAAAGCATATTGTCATTATCTGTATGAAATGAATATTATTACTTATGATTATGTCGCTAAGATACCCCGACCTAAATCTTGGGACAGTCAAAAGACCATTGAAAAACGAGAGAAAGGATTTTTGACATCTGATGAAATTAAAATCGTCTTAAAGAATATTGAAGACGATGTAAAACTGCATACGACAATGAAATATAAATTCTCAATGAAAGAAAGGGATATGGCAATTATATTGATATTCTTAACTACAGGAATAAGAAAATCTGCATTGGCTAGATTGGATTTAAAAGATGTAGATTTACAAAATAAAACTCTTTGGGTAACAGATAAAGGTAATAAAGTACGTCATTTTATATTGAGTGACAAAACAATGAAAGCAATAGAAGCATGGCTAAAAGAACGGCCCAAATACTTTAATGAAAAATCAAATGATGCGCTGTTTTTGAATAAATTTGGTAAAAGATTTGGTGTTGAAGGAATTGAAGAAATTATAAAGAAATATACTTATAACATTGAGGGAAAGCATATCACTCCTCACAAACTTCGTGCCACCTATGGAACGCAGCTGTACGAGGCAACAAAGGATATTTATTTCGTACAGAAAGCAATGGGACATAGTTCACCTGCTACTACTGAGAGATATATTAGGGGTCAGCAGAATACTACAAAGAAAGCTTCAGGCATCATGGAAAGCTTACTCTAATCCACAAAGAAGGGAGACTATTATGGTACAGTCTAATATTGATAACTATAATATTCGTTTTATCTATGGCGATGAAGAAACAAAAGAAGTCTTCTTTTATGATAATGATAAAAATATACTTCCTACTGAATGGAAGTATCCATGTAAAATGTATGGTTATGTAGATTCTTGTCATCCACATTCATTTCATGAATGCAAACATTCTAAACTCTGGGAAGATGTAACTGGAATAGTAGATAAATTACAGGAAGAGGACAATCTGTCAGAAGACAAACGATATATTGTTTGCTATTATGAAGTAGATGAAAATTACGATCTGTTTCAGAAAGTAGATTGGAATATTACTAAACAGGAAATTATTAACAATGTACTGGCACAGAAATATTTCGAAGGTGCTGATTATTATTTAATGGAGGAATTAATGGATGCAGAGTAGAAGCGAAATAATAAATGAAATTAGAAATACATTGGAAGCAGCGAAAATTTTTGCTAATGAAATCTATTTTTATGATGTTGACTTACCCATTGTTGTTATAAAATTATATTCAGGATGGGGTGGAAATTACACGAAAATAATTGATATTCTGGAAAAAGCAGGTTATTTACATATTAAAGAAAACATTTACCGTAACGAAGTAGGAGTAGTACATCTTCATTACTTTATGTTACCAAAGAATAAAATAATTAAAACAAAAGAATATACAATATAATCAATGTATACACATTAATATTAATACTCTTATATATATTAATGTGGGTCATATAGGTGTAAACTAAATTATATTAACTCTATACTTTAGAATATTAAGTAATACATGCATATAACATTATATAATAAAGGAGATACTTATGATTAGAAAAGCAAATATTAGTTGGAGAGCAAAACAGATTACTAAGATGGTAGATAATGGTACTATTGTTTCGGATCATATTGTCCAGAGATCTTTGGTTTGGGATAAAAATCGTAAATCTTTGTTGATTCATAGTATGTTAGTTGGCTACCCTATGGGACCTGTGTACGCAGCGAAAGATGAAAATAGGTATGATTTATTAGATGGTAAACAGAGAATTAATACTATTGTTTCTTTCAGGAAGGGAGAATTTAAGTTATCTGATAATCTTCCTGCCATTGATGTGGAAATGGATTACGGTATGGATACTGTGGATATCAGTGGTATGACTTATGATGAATTACCTGAAGCAGCAAAGGATTTGTTTGATGATTATTCTGTTACAGTATATTATTTTGATGAATTGACAGATGAAGAAATCAATGAGATGTTCTTTCGTTTGAATAATAATGTACCGTTGAGTGCTATTGAACTTACCAGAGTAAGAACAAAAAGTATTGAGACAGTACGGAAACTTGCGCAGCATGATTTGTTTACATCTGCTTTGACCAAAGCAGCTATGGCAAAGTATGCAAATGAAGATATTGTCATGAAGTCATTTGTATTACTTAGAGATAGGGAAAGTGATATTAGTACTAAGACTGTTCGTAGTATTATGGAAGTAGAAGATATTACAGAGGATGATATTCAGCGTCTCACAGATGTATTTGATATAATTTATGATGCGTATGGCGAAGAAGAGCATAAGCGTACTAAGAAAAAAATTGTAACCAGAATTCATCTTATTAGTTTAGTACCTGTAATTGACAAGTGTCTTGAAGATGGCTTCGTTGAGCGGGATCAGATTTTGGATTGGATTCATGAATTCTTTAGTCCTATGAAAGAAGCTAGTATATCTGAAGTATATAATAGTTATGTTGGTTCTGGATCTGCCAGAAAAGAAGCTGTTATGAAACGGTATGAAAGTATGATGACAAGTTTGGAAGAATATGTAAAAGAAAATTAATTAAATTTGTTACTGTTGTTGTATCAACCGCCCCGGAGGTTACGAGGGCAGGAAGGAAGAATATGCAAGTGTTGACCGGGACTAAAAGAGAAATAACGATCACGCTATGGGATGAACAGATAGCCAAAGCGAAAAAACGGCTTGCAGATAGCAAGAAATGTTTTGAACTATACGGCGATAATAAGGATTGGATTACAGAGGACGAAAAGAACCTTGCTGAACTCGAACAGCACAAAAGAGAAGCGATTGCGTATATGGATGAACACGGAATTATGTAAGGTCAACCCGCCCCGGAAGTGATTGAAGCCCGGATCGCATGGGTAAATGAGTATATAACATAAGAGATAATTGATTTAATGTTTTAATAGGTAAATAGCATTGTAGATAAGGAGATTAGTATGAATAATATTAGACGTAAGAAAATTCGTTTGGTTATGCAGGAACTTGAAAAGCTTATGGAAGAGATCAATGAAATTCATGATGAAGAGCAGGATTCATTTGATAATTTATCAGAGGGCTTGCAGATGAGTACGATGGGAGAACGAATGGAAGAATGTATAGATAATTTAGATGAAGTATTAGATTTAATGGATGAACTTCATGATAAATTAGAAGATGTTTCGCTTTAGTCCTTGACAAGACGATAAATTGAAGATAAAATAATAGAAAAGGAGGTAAGCATTATGTTATATGAGAGAACGCAATTGGAACTGGCATTAAACAAGATCATTAAAAAGAAAACGTATAATACGGATTTACTAAATGAAATGACCTTTTATCTGGAAGATAAGTATGAAATGCCCCTTTTGGATTCTCTGGCTTACTTCCATGGTGAACAGGATTTAGCTACTGCAAATCAACATGTATTGTTTTGTTTAGCAGATGGGATGGATCATTGCCTTAACATGCATCTTGTTGATCAATATTTTACCGATGCTGAAAAAGAAGTTGGTTATAGTTATAAGTTTGATACAGGGAAACTAAAATTACCATTAAGATTTAAAATGATTCAGGTCAGTGAAGATTCTTGGATAGGCAGTATAGATACCAATACTCTTATACAATTACAAGATAGCGATTTTATCAATTATAATGCCAGTACGCAAAGAGTATTAAGCATTACGTTTGTATCAAAAGAAAGAAAAATTGTTCGTCCTTACATTAATCAGAAAACAGTCAAAACAATTCAAGAAGAATTACATAATAGAAGTTTTATATCCAATACGATTACATTAAATATACCGTTAGGATCTGGTAAGTTCTATTATGATAACAAGAAGAATGAATTGGTTATTACTGAATTAAGCAGTCTAGACATTATTGATGGATATCATAGATTATTAGCTATTATTAGGGAAAAGAATTCAAATCCTGATTTTAACTATCCTATGGAATTAAGAATAACCAATTATGATATAAGTAAAGCAAAACAATTTATTTATCAGGAAGAACAGAAAACACAGATGAAGAAAGGTGATATAAACACTTATAATACCTTTTCACCTGCGAATAGAGTGATTAATAAACTGAATGAAGACGCCATGTGTGTAATTCAAGGGAAAATAGGTACAACAAAAGATAGTATCATTTCACATAGCTTATTACTTCCTATTATAGAAGGATTGTGGTTTAAAGACATGCCTATGTCTGAAGTGGGCAGTAAATGGCTAACTGTAGAAAAAGAACTTGCAGATGGATTTAATGATTATTATGGTACTTATCCTGACAGATTGAATCAGAAAGCAAGTTACAGAGAGTTACTGTCAATTGTGTCTGTGATCCATTTTAAGTCAACAGGATACATTGTTATTAGTAATTTGGCAGCTACAATTGATCGGGTGATAAAATATATATCCGAAAATATTGATGTAAACTCTCCAATATTTGTATTAAGAAAATACCCTAAAAAAGCAGCATTGAAATTGATTAAGGAGGTTGTTGAGAGTGAATCCTGATCAAAAGAAAAGATATATGGAAATAAAGTATCAAAATGATATTTTACCGCCAAGAGTATTGGAACGATTATTTCAAAAGATTGATTCGTTTGAGAGAAGAAGAAATAAAGATTGTTCTGAATTCAATTCAAAAGAGATACTATCTTTTCTTACATTAAATAACGATAAATCTTTAAGTGTAATAGAGAATAAGAGATCTATTCTTTCTAATTATACAGATTGGTGTTTGACTAATGGTTTTGTGAAGTCAGGACAGAATCATTATGAAGAACTGACCATAAGTGATTTAAAGAAATGTATTAATAAAGAAAAAATGAAGAGTTCTATTATTACAAGGGAAGATTTGTTGGAGACAATAAGTGAACTGGAAAACTTTCGTGATCAATTTATTTTACTCTCTATTTTTGAAATAGGTGTAAAAAGGCATTTTGCTGATTTAATCAATATCAATATAGAAGATTTCAATAGGGAAAACAATACATTAGTATTGGAAAACAGAACAGTTACGGTATCTGATAAATTATATGAACTAGCTGTGGCTGCAAATAATTCTTTGGTTTACTATGATACAAGAAACAGAGCAGTTACATTAGTTGGTGATAAGGTAGTAAAATATTCACTACGTGGCCCAAGATCAGGGAATGCAAACGACTACGGAAAAAAGATTATAGCCATTGTTCGTAGAAGTTTGGATTATTTAGGATTAGATAATATTATACCAAGAGATCTAGCATTGAGTGGTATGATCCATTTAATTAAAGAGTACGGAAAATATTATCATCTTGATCCAAAGGAAGTTGTTATGAATAAAAAATTATATAGTAAGGTTTGTCAGCAATATGATGTTAAGACATATTCTACAGTATTTCTGCATCAGTATGAAACGGTTTTATCCTCGTAAGGGGATAAAACTGATGTAAACAAGATAAATTAAAAAGAGTTGACAAAAGTTTTGCTATGTGTTACAATACAAAATGTCAAGAGACAAAGGCCGATGTACTCTAGTGGCTGAGGAGTGCTGACTTGAAATCAGCTAGGGGGCAGAGATGTCCTGCGAGGGTTCGAATCCTTCCATCGGCGTTTCCTTGTAAAGCACTGTGTTGCAAATAAAAGTAAAGGAGGGAGTAACCTCCGAATTGTTGCGGATCAAGGAAAACCTTCTGGGATTATGGGATTGATATTATTTTCAAACGTAAAAAAATCAATACGTCATTTTCTGTTAGGGGTAGCAGTTTTTGGGCGTATTAAATAAAGAAATTAAAAGAACAGGTATATAGTATGAACAATACGTGTGAAACACAATATAAAATTACTGTTAAAAAATATATGACGCAAAAATCTTTTTCTGGATTCAATTTTATGAAAAAGTTTAATAACGATAATCCGATGCCATTAAGAACTATGATTGGTACAATTCAAAAAGAAACTAAAGGCATGGTGTATATGAAGCTTCATGGACAAGCAGCGTATACAGAAAGATGTATGAAATGTGGAAGAATACTTAAAGATCCAGTTTCACAATTTTTGGGTATTGGCCCCGAATGTATATCACAATTAGGTCTTAGTCATAATATTACGGACATAGAGATGATAAAAGAAAAATTGGTTGATATAATTTGGGAAGGATGGATAATACGAAGTTCTATTGTTTCAATAGAAGTTATTCAATAAATAATAAGCGGGTATGGCGGAACGGCAGACGCCGGGGACTTAAAATCCCCTGAGATTATTCTCGTGAGGGTTCAAATCCCTCTACCCGCACTGGAGATGCCTATAAGCACCTCCTGAGATTTTTTGAACAATTCTGTTTAATCTACTCTCAAGGGCGAACTGTTCACCCGTCCCTTGTAAAACATAACGGGAGAACTTCCTTAAAAATTACTCCTTGGCATTACGGATTTTAAGAAGGAGAAAATCAAGATGGGCGAAAAGATGAAGTTCGAAATATATGGTGAGTTAGAGTGGTTAGAGCCAACGGATTATTATGCAGGTCCGTGGAGATATCTGGAAACCGTCAGAGCAGAGGATGGCAAAATGTACGATATAGTGGTAATGAATAGGCACTATCCTTGCGAAAGAAGATATACCGTCCTCTAAACTATGAGATAAGTGATTGAATAAAAAATTATGCGATGATGGAATAGGTAGATTGGTAGTGAAATCAGAATGATAGAAGAAAAATGCAACATCAAAACACTTACACCACAGCAACGTGCGCTATTGAACGAAATCAGAAAAGAAACGGAAGCACCGTACAGAGATATTATAGATGGGATAAGAAAATACGGAAACGACCGTAATAAGGTTATAAACTATTTGCGGGAAATAGCGATTGTTTATGCATAACAATAGAGACAAGAACAACTCACTTAAATGGTTAAAAGGAACGTTATGTGGTGGCGGAATAGGTAGACGGAGGACAGCAGGAGAATGACTGACAGGTAGGAACAACTTGTTTAGACAGAGCTGCATGGAAAAAAATCATTCTCATGTAAGGTGCAAATCCTTACCCACATAATAAACCGCACGGATGGCCGTGGACACAACGATAGTTGAAACGCAGAGAAGTTTTTGGTGCGGTATATAAATGAATATGGGCCTCAAGTGGAAAATGGTATGTCCCTCATGAGTACACGCATGTTCTCCGGTGACGAAATAGGTAGCCGAGCCGTCCGAGTGTCGCAGACATAGGAGGGTGCATAGACGGGAGTCTTTACATGTGAAGTGCAAATCTTCACCCGGAGAATTGGCTCTATAGAATAACGGAAGTCGATTTAAGCTAGTAGTTCACTGCAATGTCCAAGCAGAGGTTCTGGTTCAACTCCAGATGGGGCCGTTAATGCGAAGCACTAGGCGAAGTGAGTATGCTTATCATGACGATGATTAGTTGAAAGTTCGGTTAGGAAAAGCATCAAGACATAAGACTGGTTTGTTAGTGAACATTAAAGAGTAGCCAAAGGCCAAGGCTACCGCCAGTTGTTCTTCGGTGGCGGAATAGGTAGACGCTAATGTACAAACAACGATTAAGATCTGAGATAGTACGGTCGCAGATTATGTTAGGTGCAAATCCTAACCCGGAGAAGGCATGCGAGGTATCAAACAGCATAGGGAGGGATGCAGATACCGCTAAACTCCTACCCAAGCGCACACGGGTCCTGATGTTCGATTTAGCCACGTAATGAACAAGCAGTGCGTTAAGAGAGTGACTGGCAGCCGGGAAAAGACCGGCTACACGGAACGTAGCTCAGATGGTTGAGCGGTTCCCTATGGGGAGCAATACGCAGGTTCGAATCCTGCCGTTCCGATTTCACAGCAGTTGCAAATGTTGTGGACGGTGATTCAAAGAGATAAAGTTGAGGGTTAAGTATTAATTAAGTGTGAGGGTGGTGTATTCGTAGGCCACGAATAAGACAGACTTGAATGGTATGAATTATCGTTACGCACTATAGTTTAAATGGAGAAAACGCCCAAAGACTAATTGGGTAATATAGGTTCGAGTCCTATTGGTGCAACTCGATTGTCTTTAGTTTGACCTCCTTTCTTCTTTTGTTACTTGTTGACTTGTTTTTGCTTTGTTTGCACGGTCTAGCTAGGGAGATCGTTAACAATCCCTAGCATGCGTTGCCCATTAGTACAAAAGCTAGTACATGCGGCTTTGACCCGCAGGACGGTGGGGCAGTACCACCATGGGCAGTTCTTTCACAAAACCAGACGCTCTCAGCATGGATGCATACATGTGACCCATACTATTTTTTCTGCGAAGGGTTAATGAGCGTGAACCGAATGCAGACCTCGACACGAAACTAATAAAGACATAGCGAGTAGCACTATATAACGTTTGGTAGGGTGCTTTAAAGGATGAAGTGGCGCTTGCAGATATAATCTTATTAGTGGACAGGGAAATCACATTCAAGTGCTGATCAGTTGTTGGTCTGGTCAGCAAATGAGCCAGTATGACGCAATTGGTAGCGTAACTGATTTGTGATCAGTCTGTTGTAGGTTCGAATCCTATTACTGGCATTTACCGTAGCGGTGAAAGTGATACTTCATGGTTATATAACAGCACATTTTGTTTATCACCTTCATTTTTAAGGACAACTTCACTTTCAAATATTCACGGTAGATAAGGAGACAAATACTATGAGTAAGATGAGTTCTGCAGTAAAAGAAACCAGAAAGAAAGAAATCACAAAAGAACAAGTAAACTTCATGGGTGGTATTTCCTATGGACTTACATCCTTGGAAACCATGAAAATGGTAACAGCATCCTCTATTATGGGTGAACCTCAGTATTATCGTGATGGTGAGTTTGCTCAGAAAGGTGTAAAGGATGGTATATGTTCTCTTTTTACTTCTTTTAGTGAGTACCGGGTGATTGGTGATCACTTTGATGGAAAGAAAACTTCAGAGGTAATGGAAGAAGTTATTGATGCTGCTCTGAGTGAAAACTTTGAAGCAACTATTCGTTGGGCATTAACTCTACGGAAAGAATACCTGATGAGACTTAATCCGCAGGTCATCATGGTTCGTGCAGCTATGCATCCTGATAGAGTGAAATTCAATGAAGAACATCCAGGTTTATTCTCTGAGATCAATGTACAGGTAATGAGCAGAGCAGATGAACCCAGTTCTCAACTTACGTATTGGTTATACAAAAACGGAAAGAAAAATGAGATTCCTTCTATCCTGAAACGTAACTGGGCAAAGCGTCTGGAAAATGGTAAGAGATATGAACTGGCGAAATATAAGAACGCCAATGTGGGTATGATTGATACCGTCCGTATCTGTCATGTGAATAGTGAAATCATTGATGAACTGATGCAGACTGGAACGATCAAGGTAGATGAAGATGATATTACTTGGGAAAGACTTAGATCTGCAGGAAAGACCTGGAGAGAGATCTGGGATGCAAAGGCACTACCTCATATGGCTTGTCTCAAGAATCTCAGGAATATCTTTACTGAGATTGAAGACAGAGATTTGTGTATGAAGATTCTGGATTATCTTAAGGGTGGAGTACACAGAGGAAAGCAGTTCCCTTTCAGATACTGGCAAGCGTATAAGATGATTGAAAAAGAGCATGATATTCATCATCAGTCACTCATCCTTGATGCTTTGGAAGAATGTATTGATCTGGCATGTGATAATATGCCGAAGCTTAAAGGTAAGACCATGTGTCTGTCTGATAACAGCGGATCTGCATGGGGAGCATTCACCAGTGAGTACGGATCGGTAACTGTTGCTGAGATTGATAATCTTAGTTCTGTCATCACTGCAAGGAATTCAGATGAAGGATACGTTGGTAAGTTCGGTGACCTGTTAAAAGTTGTTCCTGTATCCAAACGAAACGGTGTTCTGAATCAGACCAAGGCCATTACTCACAATCATTACAATGATGTTGGTGGTGGTACAGAAAGTGGTATCTGGAAGTTCTTTGAAAGAGCCATTGATAAGAAAGAATGGTGGGATAATATCTTCATTTATTCTGACATGCAAGCGGGTACAGGTGGGCTTTACGGAACAAGTGCAGATATGGATGCGTATAGAAGACGTGGGTTTGCTATGAGAGACAGCATTCATGTCGATGTAGCTAAACTCATCAATGAATATAGACGAAAGGTAAATCCCAAAGTAAATGTTTTTTCTGTACAGACTGCAGGATACACCAATGTGGTTATTCCTGAATATGGATACAGAACGAACATTATGTATGGATGGACATCCAAAGAGTTGATCTATGCGGATGCCATGATCAAACTCTGGGATGAACATGATGAAATGAAACTTTTAAGAGGACAGCGGAGAAATACATCAGTAATTGACGATGACCTCTTAAAAAGTACAACATAAATAAGCAATAGGCGAAGCGGTCTAGACAGTTACTTCGTTTATAGACAAAAGGTTAAGTCAATACTCTGCTAAAGTATCTATTGTTGGTTCGATCCCAACTAAACAGTTTTATGTACTGTCTAATTATTCTCGCCTATTGCAAAGTAAATAACATCTGTAGCGGTAAGCAGTGTTACTTCATTTGATGAAAATTGGACTTGAAATCCTCTCCTGTTATATACACCCAACACTCTTAATTATTCATAGATGTTTAAATAAAATTTGGCTGAAGCGGTCAGAGGAGTTACTTCGATATTAGGATTATCAATTGACTTTTAATCAATCTAAAGTGGTTCAAATCCACTATTAACTCCTTCATTATTCTCAGCCTTTGTTACATAAGCCTTCTTGAATTAATATTTTTGACATGTTTCATTCTCCAATCAGTTTTCCGTCTTTCTGTAAAAAAGACGGGTTTTGGGGATTAGCTCAATGGTCAGAGCCGAGTTCTTATAAAGCGAAGGCCCTCACAAGGTTTTATACGGGTTCGAATCCCGTATCCCCGATTTTAATGAGGTGTTATATGAAGAAAAACGATTATACTTTTTATGATAATTATGTTATAGAGTTAACTCCAAAAGGGTATAAATTTTATTTTGACATTGATGATTATGACAAGATAAAAGATTATTATTGGAAAAAGGATGGCTATGGAAATATTTATACGATAACAGAAGACGGCACTCGTATTTTAATGCATAAACTACTTAAAGGGAATGGAATCTGGGTGCATATTGATGGCAATAATAGTAATAATCGAAAAGAAAATATAATAACAGCTAGACGTTATCATAATGATGGAAAAGTAATAATTAATGGATACGTTGCTATATATATGCCAGAACATCCTAGAGCGTATAAAGATAATGGTTGTGTATATGAACATATCGTTATAGCGGAAAAAATGTTACAAAGACCATTGTTGCCAGATGAATGTGTACATCATAAAGATTTTAATAGACAAAATAATGATCCTAATAATTTAATGGTTTTTTGTTCTGACAGCGATCATATTAGCTATCATTATGGAAATGAGCCAATACTTACATCTAATGGTTCATATAAGTGTAAGAATGAATTGATAAATTATGCTTATAACAATATGCTGATAAATGATGAAATGAAAAAGGACATTACGATATTTCCCAAAACTAGATATAATATATGTCCGTCTTGTGGTGGAATAAAAAGTAAAGACGCAAAGATATGTCTTAAATGTATTAATAATGAAAAAGGAAAACACATTCCTCCCAAAAATATATTAGAACAACTTATATTAACTAAACCATTTGTTCAAATTGGAAAAATGTACAATGTAACAGATAACGCAGTAAGAAAATGGTGTAAAAAATATGGATTGCCGTTTAGAAAAATAGATATAAAAAAATTAAACGAAAATCAGGATAATAAAGCTTCATAGGTTTTATTATCCATTATGTAGAACGTCTGCAGCGTTACTACAGAGCATGCAAAGGTCTCCTCTTTAGTTTAGTGGTAGAACAACCAAGGGATACGGAGGCATCAGTTCGAATCTGATAAGAGGAACTATTTATTAACAAAATAAATTACAAAGGAGAGTAAACTTATGAGTGATGTAAGGCTTAAACTTGCCCCTCCCTGGATCACATATCTGAATGAGATTCAGGCACTGTTTGATGGTGATCCTCAGATCGCATGTAACATTGATTGGAAGAAACCTGCCATTGTTCTGGCAACTAACAATGGTGACAAGGCTGCTGCGATAGCAAAATTACTCCCGGCTGAAAAGACATGGGGAAATATTACTATGACCATTGATGTAGATGGTCCTATGAGTAATCGAGCGTTTGCTTCCAGTAAGGAATTGTATGAGACAGCGTTTAGCGGGAATCCCGCATTTGCTTATTGCGTGGCACCTGCGGAAGAGGGTTATTTCTTTGTTGACTTCGTGTATGTGGTATTTAAGAACTGTGTTGTTCAGTTCTTTAATGACAACCTTAATGATGCCCATGGACTGGTAAGTACTTTGTATCAGTACATTGCAGATGATGTTTTTGAGGGATGCACTCCTATGGGTGTTCATTACTGCACTGATGTGGAACGTGGTAAACTAGGCAAACCGCTTGGAGAATGGCCTTAATGTTAACGATCCTTAAGTTGTTTACAACATAAACAACTAAATAAAACTATCGAGTAGTGAGTATAGAGCCTTATTTATAATGCTGTGTAGCGCTAAACAGACAGTATTAGGTCAGCAGCGCATGACTGTCCAAAAAGAAAATACTGTAAAAGTTATGAATAAGAAAAAGCAATGCATCTACAAATTGAGATAGAATCTCGCAGGTACGTAATGCGCAAACTAATCCTGCCATTGCTCCCATAGGTGAAAGTCCTATGGCTTGATAGTGATCCGGGGAGATAGCTCAGGTGGTAGAGCATAAGAGAAAAATAGAACTGTTACAATTATTCTCAGTAATGAAGCGGATTAACAGTTACTTCATATAGGCAAGCTTAATGTCGATGGTTCGATTCCATCTCTCCCCATTTTCCATTTTCAATAATACTCATTTATATTCAGGGGTTGGATAATTTAACCATTATCCAACCTTTCTTAAAAAGGAGGTAATATGAGTAAAGAAATAAATCTAATCTCTATAATTATTCCTGTACATAATTCAGAAAAAACAATAGGCCGTACATTAGCTTCACTGATAAGCAGTAAAGACTATATTAAAGAAATTATTATTGTGAACGATAGATGTGAAGATAATACTTTACAGCAGATTGAACCTTATAAATCATTCTTCGACACAATTAAGATCATAGATAATACTGGTAATTCAGGCCCGGGTCCTGCCAGACAATGTGGACTGGATATTGCAGAAGGAAAGTATGTTACATTTATTGATTCTGATGATTGTCTGACTCCAAGTAGTTTGAAATATGTATATGAGTATTTAAAAGAGAATCCCACTATACTTTGTACGCAGACTATATATTATGAGTTTGGCAGCTTTGAGAAAAAGGACATTCGCTGCGATGATGAATCCTGTGGCGGTAATTTTTACTTAAAACATTATCTGGATATACATAAAATCAGATTTCACGATGATCTGTACATGTCTGAAGATGAATACTTCAATAAAAAGGTATTTATGTTTGCGTACACCATTGATCTTATGAAACCAGTAGTAGTTCATTTTGAATACCCGGTTTATGAAGTACATCATGATGATGGAAACACTTCATTCGCTTTAAGTAATTGGAAAGATTATGCATGTAAGTATCATTTGTTGATGTTTGAATATCTGGTTAATGATTTATATGGTTATCCTAAAGCACAGGATGAGTTAAAAGAAATATATATCAAAGGATTCATTTTTGCTTATTTCATGATGAGAGGAATAATGCAGGATGATAAAAAAATAAAAGAAAAAGAATTTGATGAGCAGTTTATAAGAGCCATGGATTACTTTGAGTTGAAGTTTATGACAACAGGAGAAGATATGGTTGATTATTACAGGGATAATTGGGAAACAGTTAATGGGATACAGATTGGAGTAAACAGTTCTATTGGTTTTAAGGTGAAGTATAAAGTCACTTTAAATGATTTTGAAGATTATGTAAATACATTAAGGGAGTAAAGGCTTATGATTTGGTTAATGTTACTTTTGGGTATAGTACTAACGTTTTTAATGATTTGTGGATTAACTTGGGTTATTTGTTGGGCGTTTGGTTTTGTATTTAGTTGGAAAATTGTTATTGGTATTTGGGCAATTTGCATTTTAATTGGACAGTTTACTGGACATGGTTCAGGAAATAATCATTGAGGGTGAGTATATGAGCGTAATCATAGATATGGATATGCCTGATAAGTGTAGTGATTGTGAATTCTCTTGGTATGACGTTGAACGGGGTGAATATTATTGTCAGATAATTAAAAACTATATTGATGAAAAAGACGTAAAAAGTATTCCTGATTACTGTTCGTTAAAAGAATTAGTTACTTGTAAAGACTGTAAACACTGGCATAGAGAAATGTCAGCAGATGGACAAATAGAATACATTAATTACAGTGGATGTGAGTTAGGTTATCCAGGTGATGGTCATGGTTGGTTCTGTCCATCTGGACAACGAAGAAAATCTATGTGACTAATGGTGGTGTCTGGTTCTCTGCGATGAGCAGGACTTAATTCTTCCGTTCGATTCGGGAGAGCCACCTTTAGTAATCATTTTTTAAGGAGAAAACGAAATGACTTACGAAGAAAAAAGAGAACTGCGATTACAGATCAGTCAGCTGCTTGCTGATGCAGGCTTAAATCAGAAAGTGATTAAGGATATTGTTGAAGAAGAAATAAAAAATAAAGTAGATCGTGCTATTGATCAGGTGCTTACCAGTTTAAATTCAGAAACATATAATGGAGATTATATAAAAACAAGAATAAATTCATTGCTTACTAATACTTATTTTGTACAGCATAAATTTGATACAGCGATTAAAGAAGAACTTAAGAATAGAGTTATTCAGGTCGTTTTTAAAGGGATAGAAGCTAGTGACTGATTATTTGATTGTTATGTTAATTGTAGTTATGATAATTACGAATTTTGTGTTTTTGATTAATATTAGAACAAATGAAAAGACATGTGAAGATATAAAAGATGTCATTGAAAAATTACATGAATTAGATTTATAAGGAGAAATAGACATGGATGATCCTTTGTCAACTTTATTTGGTATATTGATGATATTTGTAGCTGTAGTTGTAATAGTCGGGTTATTTATTTGTCTGGGTTATTGATTTGTTTAAACGGAAAGTGGAAGAGGGTGATAAGTGATGGCTGAATTAAAACCTTGTCCTTTTTGCGGGGGATATCCGTTGTCTGGAGTTGAGTTTTATGAAAGCTGCGGAAGTATAGATGACATCAAACTCAAAGCAACAGTTTATTGTCCAAAATGTCATATAAATAGAGGATATGTATTTAAAGCAACGAATGTAAACCCTGTGCCGTTTTTCGACTATGAAGTGGCATTCGATAAGGCAATATCAAAATGGAATGAGAGGGCGAAGGATGAGCAGACTGATTGATGCTGATCTTCTGGGTCTGACCGATATGGAAATCATCATGTGTGATGGTGATTACAAAGAAGCACTGAAAATGCTGATAAATAAGATAGAACACGCCCCAACCATAGAATCAGAACGGAAGAAGGGGAAGTGGGAAATAACTAATTTGGGAGCAGTTGGGGTATTTGATAGTTGTAGCGAGTGTAAGAGAGTGGTTAAGCATAAAGCACCATTTTACAATTACTGTCCGCACTGCGGTGCGGATATGAGAGGCAAAGCGGAGGAATGATTGACATAATAAAGTTTTATGTAAGGTTTAAAAAATGCCCGTTCTGTAAACATTACATTCCAAGAACTAGCAAAAGATACTGTTACTGGTGTGGTCAAAAGATAGGAGAGGCGAAGAAATGACAAAAGAAAATGAAGTAATTGATATAGCAATTGGAGCAATTGTCGCACAGCTAGGGCGTTTGAAGGGCAAATGGGAACGGACAAGTTTCTATAACGATACACCTGTTTGTTCTGAATGCCATTTGGAAGGGCGTTGGGACTGGGATTTTTGTCCGTACTGCGGAGCGTATATGAGAGGAGGACAGGGTGAGACTGAATGAAGCGATTATCCACTGCGAAGAAGTTGCAGACAGATGCGCTGTAACTGACGGAAATGCTAAATGTGAAATGGAGCATAGACAACTCGCTGAATGGCTCAAAGAGCTACAACAGCGGAGGAAAGAATCCGAATGGATTCCATGTAACAAGATGATGCCAAAAGAGCGGGAATGGATCGGGACAAAGACATTCGGCACGACAATATCAGACGATGTTTATGTGACGTTTGAAACCCCTGACGGGCAACGATTTACAGATCACATTTGTTTTCAAAATGGAGATTTGAGTCCTATGGATAAAAAACGCATGGACATAATATACAAAGGGGCGAAGCCCATCGCATGGATGCCTCTACCTGAACCATATAAGGGGGACAAATGATTTACTTAATGGCAGCTATATTCGTCGGTTGGATAATCGGGGTTATTTTAATCGTGATGGAGTGGCGAAAGGATTGCAAAGAGTACGGCAAAGAGTGGCTTGCTGTTTCATTGTGGGAACGGTTACTGGCATTTGCCATTTGTTTTGTTATTCCTTTTATTGTAGGATTACTGGTCGGAA